TGCCGAGCGGGCTTCCGTTCCGGGTGATCGCCCCGTTGAAATGGCCGAAGCGCTTCAGGCCGAGGTCCGCCAGCGTGCCGGCGGCGGACGTGCCGGCGATGCTCTCCCCTTGCGCGATCAGGCTGGCCGTCGCCGTCAGTAACCCAGAGCGCTGCATCTGCCACGTCAGGCTGTCGAGCACGCAGCCGGAATACATCGCAAAGCGTGGCACCTCCGGCATGGCGGTCTCGATCGACATCGAGGGCAGGGCCCAGGCGCCCGAGCGGAACTCATGCGTGAACGGCCCCGCTCCAGCGCCGGTCGTCACGGGCGCCCCGAAGGCTGCCTTCAGCCAGAACCCGAACGCAGCGGAGTCGAGCGGGACGACTACATCGCCATCCGCCGTCACCGCATCCTTGATCGGGGCCAACGGATCGCGGCCATAGCCGAGAAGTTCGCTGTTCAGCAGCGGCTGCTCGGAGCCCAGCGTGGTGCTGGCGAAGGGCATCCGGGTGAATCCGCTCGCCGGCGGCGTGCCATAGGTCGTCTCGAATGCAAGCGCCATCTGCGCCCGCGCGCCTTGTGCGCGTGCCATTCTGTCGTCTCCTTTATGTGACATGTGAGCGGCAATGCCGCCCTTCAGGCTTGACGCTTGCCGAAAATCCCCAAGATTTTCGTCTCAGACAGTTCGAAAGCCACCACCATGTTTGCAAAACGCACAGCTGATCTTGATGGAAGCCAGGCTTCCCAAAATGCTACGGGCGGGGCTCTTGGCGATCGTCGCCGCTCGGTTCTGCAAGACATCACCATCAGGGGGGACCTGCACAGTGCCGGGATTATCGCCTTTGACGGCAGTCTGAGCGGCAACGTGACGACAGATACCCTAGTTCTGGGCCGCAACGGCAGGATCGACGGTCATGTGCGGGCACGCAACGTGACAATCGAAGGCGTTCTCGTCGGGGAAATCTCCGCCGTTCATGTGGCGATCACAGCTTCCGCACGGGTTAGGGCTGACATTGTCTGTCAAAGTGCGGCGGTGGAGTCCGGCAGCGAGATTGAAGGCAGTCTCTGCTGCAAACCTGTCCCCGCGAAGGATTAACTGAGCGGGTCCGCCGTCGAGTAGTGGAGCACGACGGGAATGACGGCGGCCTTCAGACTGGAGGCGCCCTCGATAGGCAGATCAACTGGCTCTGGCGCTTCTGCTTCGACCCAGTCGCAGAGGCCGCCGAGCGTGCGGTCGGCGGCGAGCGCCACGCCGATGCTGGCGCAGAGGGTGTCAAAGGCGGTGTCACGGCTCGCGCCCTGTACGACTGCCTCGATCTCGGCGCGGTGCTGGTAGTGATAGTGCAGGGGCGACAATGTCACCTCCGGTTCCCCCGGCTCGCCATCGCGCAGGATCAGGAGGCCCGCGGCATGCACGCGCTCAGGCAGCACGTCGCCGCGCAAGACGGTCGCGGGCAACGCCGAAAGCCGCGCGTGCAGCGCGGCAAGGATGGTTTCGCGGGGAGTGGGCATTATCTCGACTTCTGGTAAGATCGACAGCGCTACTAATTGCTCGTCAACTGATCAAGCGTCCGCCCAATACGCTGCCGAAACTGTTCAGGTGTTTCGTGAGCCGCTATCTGAGGTAATGTCTCAGCTGCGGCAAGTTGCTCTTGCACATATTCTATCTGACTGGAAAGATTACGAAATGCTTCGTTTTCCAGAACGACCGATTGGACCACATCGTTTAGTTCCTGGAATGCTTCGAGAACGGGTAAACCGAAAACACTTGGCAGATCAGCGGGAAGCAGAACCGGTATGCCCTTGACGATCCTTCCGTCATCTGCAACGCCGTATGCATTGAAGACAACAAACCGGACAAGGGCTTTCTGTGGATCAAGACCAATTTCCTTCGCAATATCGGATGACTTTGTCCGACACCATTCATCATAGCCACTTATGCTTTCCAAATAAGGGCCGGAGACATTTCCGAGATTGCGCTTGCATTCGACAAAAATTGCCACTTCGCTTTGACGATTTATTGCAATGCGATCGATGAGTTTCTTCGTCTTGTCAGTGTCACATTTGAATCGGGTCTGCGAAGCGGGTTCCCACCCGAGGTATGACTGGATGACCTTGGTCATCACCTGCTCGACAAGTTTCCCGTGTTTTTTCCCGAAGGTATTCCAGCGGTAAACAATTTCTGGTGGATATCCGAGAACCGGATCGGCAGCAGGCGGGCTGCTCGGTTCAATCAATGCACGCGCCTCGCTTATCAGGGTCGACCTTGCAATAGCGTTGTAGAGAATACTCATGTGACGACTTCCTGAAGCTACCCAGTTAGCCGGATACAGGACTCTTGGTCCGTTGAACATCACTCATGTCGAAGTTAATGACTCTTATGGATTGCCGGCCTCCACCCAGTTCGCCACGATCAGTCCCGGCAGATCCTCATGCGCCCGCGCCGCATCCCGTGCCAGATCTAGCCGCTTCGGCAGCTTGACCTGCGAGACCAGCAGAAAGATCGGGGCAGTCATCACGCCACGCCCGGTCTTCGAACGCGACGCCACCGCCCGACCTTTTGTGTTCAACCGCCCTTCGGCCACCAGCAAGCTTGGGCCTCTCCGGCGATAAATGAACCGCAGCCGCAGCCCAGTGAGGCGTTCCCATTCGCCGGGGGTGATGCGGCCACCGCGCGCGGATTTGCCCGCCGCTGGCGTCGGGATCGCCAGCCAAAACCCGTTCTTTGAGCGGATCAGAGGGCCGGTGTCATGCGCGCCGATGATCACCGGCGAGTTCGACCAGACCAGCGCCGCGGCATTCATGCTGTCACCTGATTTCGGGAAACTGGCGAACCTGATCGAGTTTGCAAGCCGGTTACCCAAGCTCGCGCTGGTGATCTGGCTACGCCAGGCGGACTTGAGCCCTGTTCCGACCTCGCGCAGCGCCGCGGTTACCGCGCGCTCCCCAGCCGCGACCTCCGCTGCCATCAGCGCGACAATGTCGGGATCGATGTCGAGTTTCAGCTTCACGCCGGTCTCAGATCAACAGTCCAGACCAGCCGTTCGCGGTCGCGCACCGGCTCGCCCTGAATGAGGAAGGCGTCCCCGTCGATCTCGATCCGGTCGCCAGGACGGGGGTTCGGCGCTTCTGCCACGCGCAGATCAATGTGCGTGGTTTCTGACCAGAGCCGCGCATCGCCGAATTCGGTCACGGCATCGGCGCGTCGCGCGACGATACGCACAAGAGCCGGCACGCCACCGTCGGATGTGTAGATCGCCTCACCGCCAATATTTGGATCAGCGAAGAGGATCTCGATGATGGCGGAGAACGCATTCATCACGTCCGCCGTGCCGAACGCAGCACCTGCGGGCGGGTGCAGATCGGCAGCGGATTGCTCTCGATCTCAAGGCGCACCCATTCGTCGCGGTCCCGGTCCGGGATCATCCGCGCGTAAAGTGGTAGGCCCAGGGTATTCACCGTCTCGAAGGTGTCGGCCGGGGCATAGTAGATCTCGAACAGCCCTTCGACGCCTTCAGGATAGAAGTAGACCTTGTCTGTCGGCACGCCAAAGCCGAGGCCACCGCGATAGCGCCGGAAGGTGATACCGCCGAAGCTGACCTCTTCTCCCACGCGGCCGCGCAGGTCGGCCGCAGCCGCGGTGTTGAGGTAGGTCTCGCGCACCTCCTTATGGGCCACCAGATCGGCAAAGAAGGCTGAGCCGCATTCGGCCCGCAGCTGGATCTGACCGGCGGCCAGACCGCCCAGGGTATCCTCGATACTTTCGATCATCGCCTGACAGCGTTTGCGCAGCGCCCCCGAAGCGGGCGTCGCGTTGTCGAGATCAAAATCCACCTCGGCGGTCGGGGTGATGCCGAACTCGGTGAAGTAGTTCACCACCGTGGCCCCATCGCGCGGGTCCTTCACCACGCCTTGAATGCCATTGAAAAGGTGGAACTCGAAGGTGGCCTCGGCGTCGGTCCGGAGCCGGCCCATCTTGCGCACCACTTCGGTCTGAATCTGCTGGGTGGCAGTTTCCGAGCCAAAGTCGCGGATCGCCTGGATCTCGGACGCCCAGAGCACGTCCTGCTTCTTGAACTGGCGGCAGATGAACGCGCGCATGTCGCGGCGCTCGGGGACTTGACTCTCATAGGCCGAGCCACGTTCGGAGAACGGGATCAGCGA